CACGACGATGGCCAAAACCAACAGGAGGTGGATGAACCCACCCATGGTGTAGGAAGTGACCAGTCCCAGTGCCCACAACACAAGTAAGACCACAAAAATTGTCCAAAGCATGTTGCTCCTCCCCAGGCATCGTGAATCATCAGGGCCGACGCCTTCCCCATCGTTCGGGTTGTGCCTGCCTGCGCGATCACCGACGCAACAGAGGCCGCGATGCCATCTACGATCACGTTCACGCCCCTTTCATGCCTGGAAAGGGCGTTGTAGAGGGCAATTCCGTCGAAGATGGGGCCGCCTGGCGAGTTGATGTAGACGTTCAGCGCCTTTCCTTTGAGCGCCGCTATCTCGCTCACAAGCTGACTGACGGCGACGCCGAACAGTCCGAGCTCGTCATAGATGTAGATGTCGGCGCTGTCCTGCTTCGCCTTGATTTCATACCAACTCTTCATATCGCTCTCCTTACGCCTCCAATAGCGCCTTCTTCAGGCGCGCTGGGTCGAACTCCTCCGCCTTGACCTGCCGCACCATCTCCTCGATGAATGCCGCCTTCATCGCCGCCGCCTGCCTTTGCGACTCCACCTCCGCCTCATCGCCGCCGCCCAGCGCGGCCGCCAGCTCGGCCTTGTAGGGCACCGAAATGGCCCCGATTTCCGACGACGTTTGGCCCTTCGAGAACAGGTTGCCGGCGATCTCGATTAGCTTCACGGCCTGTTTCTCGCGGGCGGCGGTCACCGGGGCAGGCTCTTCGTCAGGCTCTTCGTCGGGCTGCTGGACCGCATCTCCGGCCTCCAGCCCAGGCAGAGAGAGCAGGCTTCGGGACTCCTCTTCAAGCGTCTTATCGGGTGTCAGCGCCCCTGATGTTGTCAATTTCTGGACTGCCTCGGCGAAAACGGCCACGTCGCGCTGCTCCAGGCGCGCGTATCGCAGCCGTGGGTAGGCTGTGACCCCCGGCCAGTTGTAGTCCACCCACTGCCGGATCAGGTGCTTGCTCACCGTCTCGCAGATGTAGTTGGCGATCCCGCCCAGGGCGAGCAGCAGGTAGGACGTCTTGTCCCGGTGCATGGCCAGGGAGCCCGTGGAACCCGCCCCCATCGCCACAAACTCGGCGATCATGCTCCTTACGATGCGCAGATCGTGGTGCTCGATGGCTGGGAGCGGGTCCAGCATCCGCCCGCCGGTGCCCGTCTCCAGACGGTACTTATACTGTTCCTCGACCTCCAGCATGAAGCCCTTCTCGTGGGCATGGAGGCCCATCAGCGCCCGTTCCATCGCCGCCTTGTGCTCCTCCGAGCGCGCCTCACCCTGAAGCGTCCCCACGTCGACCCCCATCGCCCGTTTTTCGATGGCGATCGCCTGCACGCGGTACAGGCTGTCCTTGTAGTAGTGATGTTTGTACGCGGAGCGGAGGATGCTCACTCCGCGGTAATTGCTGCCCTCCAGGTCGTTCACGAAGACGAGTAGCTTCTCGACCGGGATTTCGACGATCTTGAGGCCCTGACTCGCCGACGGCGCCATCTGCCGGATGCCGGCCAGGCCGCCCGTCTCGTCGACGAGCCAGAACAGCACCGTTTTGGGCATCCGTGGGGCCAGCTTCCGAAGGTGAACGAGCCCGTCTTCGCCCAAGCGCCAGACCTTTTCAAAAGGAAACGAACCATAATCTAACATCAGCAGGGCCTGGCGCAGGACGTCCGGCCAGGAGACGGTCATGCCGTTCATCAGGTCTTCCTCGATGAACTCCGCGATCATCCGGTCCTGCGCCGCGTCGCTCGCAGGCTCCACCGACCAGTCCGCGTTAAGCAGGGGTAGCTTGATCACGGTGAGCGCGGCCTTCACCTGGCCGTCGTTCCGCATCTTGTCGTACTCGTCGTAGAGCGTGGGTGCGATGAGCGCCGAGTTGTAGTCCTGCTGCGTCAGCAGGCCGCCGAAAATCTGGGTACCGGTCGCCCCCATCTCATCCATCGGGGGCCGTGGCGCCGCCTTCCGCGCCGCCATCCGTATCTCCAGTGGGCCGAGCTTCAAAACGCTGCCCTCCTGACGCCCCGGAACTCCGGCCCCGGCCGGTCGGCGCTATCCCCGCTGTCGCCGATCCCCAGCACCGGCGGAGGCGGCTTCGCCATCCCTGCTGCCACCGCGTCCATCCGCGCCTCCCAGGACAGCACCGCCGCCATCGCCACATCGATCTTCATGGGGGAGTCCGGCCGCTCCTTCTGGATTACCCACAGCGGCACGCCGTCGGCGTCACGCAGCGTCAGAGCCCGCCGGCAGGCGTTACCGACATGCCGCGCGAAATCCGGGTGTCCATCGTGTGTTAGCTCGCCAGTCTGGATCGCCGTCCTATAGTTGCCTACGGCGGCCGCCACTGCCGTCCAGCGATTCGTGCGCCACTCCCAGACCCTGCCATCCTTGCCCGTGCCCCAGCGGCTCGCCCAGGTCGCCAGTTCGCTGCCCCACCCCCAGGGGTCCGCGTAGAGCCGCCAGACGTTCCAGCGCTCGAAGGATGCTGTCACCGCCGCATCCACCTCGGCCTCGGGCACGCCCCAATCGTCCCCGGCTGCGCCGAGCGGCTTCTCCCATAGCCCAACGAGCCACTGGTAGCCCGTCTCGATATCCGTCCCCACGAGAGCCGTCGCATCCTCGCGTCGTGAACCATCGAAGCCAAGCGTGATCAGCCTGCGCGCGGGAACGATTGTCTCCGGCCGCGCCAACTCCTTCCACTTGTCCGCATCGAAGGCCCGGCCGGACCCCTGCACGAGCCGGTTCAGCCAGACGCGCTCCAAGTAGGTGCGATCGCTCGTCGGGTCGCGCCATTGCTCGATGATGCCATCGATATCCGACCATTCCGCGGTGGGCCCGGAGGCCTCAATGACCGCTTCCCGAATGCCCTTCTCGGTCGTCAGATCATGGCCGTCCGACGCTTGGCGGTGGAAGAAGAACAGCCGCGAGTCTTGCAGCCTGCCCTCCGCGACCGCCCTTGCATAATCCATCGTCGCCTCGGCTACAGAGCCCTCGCCGGGCGCCGGCGCCGTCGTTGTCTCCAAGCTCCAGGAGTCGGCCAGCCGGCGCTTCGGGATATTCGCCATCATGGTGCGGTGGGCGTCTTTCAGGCGGGGCAGCGTGAAGCGGTGCGTCTCGTCGAAGTGCTGGAAGGTCGTCCGGGCACCGTCCCTCGCGTTCGGTGCCGTCGCCAGGGCCTCCGCCTTCCCGGCGCCGTTGCGGCGCATGATGCGCTCCAGTCCGATATCGAAGTCGGATGCCAGCGGCCCTTCCGACAGGATGACGAGGAGCGCCCCGTAGGCCAACTCCTCGGTTTGCTCCTCCGTGTAGGCCACCATCGGGATGTAGGGGTCGTTCACACCGCCGCCGACGGGCTGCGTCGGGTCGCCGTGCACCCCCCAGCCGACGCACCGGACAGGCGCGTCAGGGTGCAGTTCACAGGCCGCGATCCAGGCCGCCTTCTCCGTCTTGGCCGTTCCCTTTCTCAGCGACAGGGCCACCCGCTTGAACCGCCGCCGCCCGGCCTGGGGGTCGTCCCTCGGGTACACCTCGTACATGCGGTAGATCAGCGCCCGCGTCTCGTCGTCGAGCCGCGCTGGCTCGCCCCGCAGGTCGCCCGGTCCGTAGATCAGGTAGGACTCAACGAAGTCGCAGACCTGCAGCCCCAGCGTCGGCCACGGCTCCTCCTCTAGTGCTGGCACGCAGAGGATCGTCACTTATACCACCCTCAGAAGCTGTCGCGGGTCCTTCACGCGCTTCGTTCTGGGTGGCGGCTGGCGATGGCGTCCGGCCGTCTCTGCCCTCTCTACCTCCCATTGGAGGCGCCGTCTATCAATCGGGCTGAGCCCGAACCGCTGCCCTTGCATTCGGATTTCCTGCGCCAGCGCCGCTCGCTTCCGCGTCTCCTTCGCCGGCATCTTCCAGAAGGCGTCCCACAGCTCGGCGAGCATCACCAGACCGTGGACATCGGATTCCAAGAACTCGGTCGCCATCGGGCTCTGCCAGATACTCGTCCACCAGGCCAGCGTTTGGATGTGCCACCTTCTCCGCCGATTCGTCGCCGGGAGTTCCGG